TTCGTCATTTTCTGCATGCTGGAAGTAAACTCTCTTATACGAGTCTCTGTCGAACTCCAAGAAGCTCCTGAATTTTCTACAGCTATTCGTAATTTTGTCCAGATTAATTCAGCTTCAGCAGCAGCGTCTATTACTTCCTTAATAGCTCCTGCAACTTTATTATAAACCATAATAACGCTTGCCGTAACCGCAGCTATACTGAGCCAATTTTCTTTTACTGTATCACCAAAAGATTTGAACTTACTACCCAAACCCTTTAGTTTATCAGATGCTTTATCATCAGCATTTATCTCTACGATTACTTTACTATCAGCCATTGGGTTTCTCCACTTTCTTAGTTTTAATTGGCAGGTTAAAAAGAGAACATTCTATAATTAAAGTATTCAAAATATCTCCACGCAATCTCATAATAATTTCTTCAGATACTGGTATGGGGCTATCGTTAGAATTTTTAAACGTCCATTTGACTACTGACCTGAGGATTATTTGTACACCTTTGTCAGTATGGTTCGTTAGCAAATCAATCTCTCGGTTATCGTTAACCGAAAGTTTTTTTATCGTAACCTCTTCATCTTCAACGTTCACTATTTTTGTAACGTACTCTGCTAGAACATTCACTTTCCACCTCCCACGTTTAACCCATCTAAATGTTTAAAATCTTCACCGAACACGCTCCTAAAATCTCCCTCAAAGAATTGTACCATTTTACATTTCCCTTCGAGCACATACCCTTCTCTTTGTTTGTGTGAATTCATATCGAAGTGAAATTCTTTGAGGCCTTCTATTTTCTTTCCGTTAATCTGAATAGAAGTATTCTTGGTAAGACCATCTGTTTCAATAATGAGTTTCATTTTTCCTCCTTCCACGTTTTACCTATTAAGCAACTACTGTATTATGCGTAATGCTAATTTCATTTTCTCCAGCACTTGAATCTTTGGTGAGCCTAAACGGAAGTTCGTTCGTACGAATTCCATTTCTATCTCCATATCCTATACTTTCTAGAACGACATCTGGCATTACTATTGTATATTTATTTCCATCTGCTGAACCTATGACTATAGATATCTCTTTCTGGGTAGAAGCAGTCCAGATAGTATATAAATCATAAGATGCTATTAACATTGATTCTGGATTGATAGAACCTTTCGGCTCTCTTCCTACTATCGCTATTCCAGAAATTCCTGTCGCTTCATTCAAACTTTCTTTGGCCACAAGAACATTTGCAAGGTCTATTTCTAATTGCTGAATTGCAAATGCTTCACTATCAAAAGTAAACGCTGCACTGAGAACTACAGGAGGTACAGTACTATCATATGTTGGAGATGCTATAGCTACATCCGTAGGTGCAGCGTAAATAGACATAAGTTTAAATTCGAGCTTTGATGTTTGACCAACGACACATAAAAGTTTTACTGTTCCTTTACATCCAGAGAATACATGAAGCAAGCCATCAAGATAAATATATAAAGTTACAGACGCCATTAAGTCTTTTGTACTCATAGGAGCGTAAACGACCTCTCCTTCTGTAACTGTTTCGCTCATACCACAGGCCTCGAGTAAATCTCCAAGTCCCGAAGGAGCGACATCAGCATCTCCCGAACCTCTGAGTTCAACAATAAAACTTATTTCGTACCACCTCTTTCCCATTAAACTCCTGGAAGGAGATAAAGTATTACCATATGGTGCACGGCTATTTAATTCTCCAGTAGGTGTAATAGCAAGGTCGCTTATTACTTCAAACGCATTTGCTGCAGCAGTTGGCACAGGGTCAACAGCGTAGCCTATAGAATTATCAGCAGCGTATGTCTTTGCTCCTGTATCGTCCGCAGCAACAGCGAAGCCTACGAATGTACCTATCGTAGTTAAGGTATTTGTTCCAGACTGCCATAGAAGTTCTACAGAAGTAAGTTCTGAGTTCGCTATGGTAATCTTTTTTGTAGTTGTACTATATGTACAGGTAAAGTTATCGTCTCCAGCAGCGATAAGTTGAGTTTGTATTTCAGCAGCTAAAGTTACAGGAGTATAATTACCTGCTGTAATCGTAGCAGTTAACTCAGAACCTCCGTCTTCACTGAAATCAAGCTTATCGTTTTCGCCTGCACGTATTTGAATAGTACCAAATTCTTTTTTGGCAAGCAGTACGGCCTTCTTTGAAAGCATTACCATTTTAAACCTCCTACTTTATTAAGTTGAGTGAACTATACTTAACTCATCGTTACCAGCATTTTTACACATTCTAAACGGAAGCTCAAAAGTTCTTATTCCGTTCCTATCTCCATAACCTACAGACTCTAATACGCATTTTGGAGCGGTGATAACATATTTATTTCCTGAGGTTGAACCTATCGTAATCGTAATAGCCTTCTCTGTAGAAGATGTCCAGTCTGTCCAGATATCGTGTCCTGCTACGAGTACTGCTTCTGGATTAAAACTTCCCTTTGGTTCACGGCCTACAATTTCAAGACCAGCTATTCCTGTTGCTGCGTTTAAACTTTCTCTTTGGACAACAACATTTGCGATATCAAGTTCAAGCTGTTGAATATAAGAGATGTCTGCGTCTGTGTCCCATGTGTACGCTGCACTCAATACTAGCGGAGGAACTGTCGTATCATAAGTAGGAGTGGCCATTGCAATATCTGTAGGAATTGTATACAGGCCTATCATTTTAAATTCTATCTTTGCTGTCTGCCCTACCACGCAAAGAAGTTTAAATGACCCACGGCATCCTGTTACTTTATGACATAAACCATCAACGTATATCCACAGCACTGCTGACTTAAAGCTCGAGCTGGTAGGTAAATATGTAACTGTTGATGCAACTGATTCGGCCATACCACATGCTTCAAATAAATCTCCTAATCCTTTTGGAGCTGTACCTGCCGTGCCTGAACCTTTTAATTCTACGATGAAACTAACTTCTACCCAATGCTTTCCTAGTAATCCTCTGGAAGGAGAGAGTGTATTTCCATACGGTGAACGTGCGTTAAACTCTCCAGCAGGAACTAGAGCCAAGTCACTTATAATTTCTAAAGCGTTATTAGTACCGTCTGGTGTCGTGGTACCGTCAGCGTAAGTCGCTTCTTCCTTTGCTAACAAAATACATTTCTTTGTAATCAATGACATTTCATCCTCCTTGTTTAACTACCCAGTGTAGTAGATATTCCTGTATACGCTATTTCTATTCGACACGCTTTTATCATCGTGTTCTTATAGGGTATCACATTACTGAGTAGAACGTTTTTGAATTCCATGTTCTCTACCTTTCCTCCTAACTGTATATTTTCAGCGAGCAATTCAACAATCGCTCTAGCGTACCGCATTATTTTTATATCCAGAACTTCGTCAAACATATATTCTCGGCCGTCAATAGTTAAAGTCATATTCATATCTTCCATAATATAACATTCAACCTCTATATTAATAGGTATGTCTCTATACCTGTTATTTGTAGAACCAGCAATAGGAGTAAACTCTCTTCCCTTAACCATGAGTGCTGGCATATTCTGGGTAGGAATATCTACCTTATCTCCAAAATAAATTCTTTGTATATCTTCCAGCGTTAAAGGATTAGTCGTTTTCACGGCTTCAATAGCGTCAAGCTTAGCAGCCATACCATCGCCTAGTATGTCAATTACCTTTAACGTAATATCTTCTATGTCATATGTGTAGGCCATTTTATTTTCCTTTTTTTATGACTGTGTCTATATAATCTTTAAATATTCTTACCCATCTATTCTTTTCCATATTCGTTAAACGTATAACTTCTCGAGCAGGCATACGCTTTGTTCCAAACTGGTGAATTGCTGCCAGGTTCCAGCCACCTACTGGAAGGTCAACGCCCATGGCTAAAGAATTCTTTTCAAGATTAAACACAGAGCCTTTGGCATTCTTTGTTGTAGCTGCTTTCCTTAAACTTCCTGTAAGTTCTAATATCTTTGCTCCAGAATGTTCCCTATCTTTCCATTTTTTATACTCTTTACTTAATTTAGCCCATTTAGGATTTCCTTCGTACCCACCTTCGCTTTGAAACACACCTTTCTGAGTAGTATAAAAATCTTTTGCTATATTCTCAAGTGCTGGTTTAAGATTAGAGATACCCAACTGCAATATATTAAAGGTTCTCGATAACTGTTCCTGTCCCATTACATTGAATCTTAAATCAATCATTTAGAACTCCATATCCATTGTCATCTTCGGTTCTCTTGCATTCCCTGAACTATCCGTAGTACCTGTCATACGTAGGTTAACTGTTTTATTTGTGGTAACATCTTCAAAAACAGTTTCTCCGTTTCTAATTTTTTCTATCATATCTTCGGCACGTTTCTCCCAAGAGGATACCATACTCTTCTCTTCTGAGTCCATACCGACGGCCTCTTTTATAGTACGTATAATTTCAGCACTCACAAAGAGCTTGCATATAATCTTTAAAACCAAAAGCATTTGAGTATCTGTTATAGGAGTAGCGTACTTGCTGGAAATTCTGGAATTAATATAAGCAGTTTTCTCAGTACATAAAGTCGTAACATCAGTTGGCGTTATTTTATTCGTGCCTTCTACAAAATTAACGTTCTTAAGCATTACCTCTATATCTGCCTGAGCTGCATAGTTTGACATACTATCCTCCAATTTTATTGAACATTGCTATAGCTTGTTTCTGTATATCAAGACGTACATTATTTCCTGAAGAAAAAATAGCTG